GGCGATGACCCTCTTCAAGCACCAGCTGTCGATGGCGGACCTCCTCGAGGTCCACCACTTCACCTCGCCGGAAGGCGTGGTGATGAAGAAGAACAACGAGCCGTTCGTCCGGTTGCTCCGCATGGAGTTGCCGGCCGACGTGAGCTCGCTGTTGCGGGACTGGTCCGAGGACTACCTCGACCACGGCGACGACTATGTCGCGCTGTGGGCACAGGTGATCCTCAACCAGGGCTAGATAGTAGGTCTATGCCGTCAGGGCTAGGGAAGTTCCGGCCTCCGACTCAGTCGGGGGTGGATCTGAAAAGCCTGACGTCTCTCTGGTCCTGCATGGCCAATGAGTTGGCCATGCGATGCTGCACTAGCGCCGCTGCGGACATAAACTACGTCCGCAGTCGCGTAGAACACGAGGGGTTATCGTTTTTGGCGATCACCCTGGCAAGCTACGGTAAAGCCGTCGAAAGATGGCTAGACCGTGGCTTTGTCGACCCTTCTGACGCAACCGAATTTCGATTCGGGAGTCGTCGTACTGGTCTCCACCCTTTTCTGAGTGGTTTCCTTGGTCGTGTGTTCTATGCTGCTAGTGGTGTACTGATGGAAAAGCCCTGCATCGAAGCAATCTATGCCGTACGCCAGCTAACGCTGGTATTCGGAAAGATCGCCCTCCCGGACGAACCCATTACACATGGGGGCGTCTCCCTAAAAGGCGGCCAAAAGGTCGTCTCAAAGGAACGCGAGAGGCGAGCGATGCTGGACTATGTCCATTGTGAGCAGGAAGTCCGGGATGCTGACGCGCGGTTGTTCCCCCATGACTGGGAGGACTTCAACCGTATCGCCAGCTTGCTTTATGACGATCTCTTCCTCAAGGTTGACAGTGATGTCGCCCTCGGGAAGCTCGTACCTAAGCACGGACCAGGCGCTGTCGCAGACCGTTTGACCAGCAATGGCAAATGGAACCTGCGTACCTGGCCGTCCCGCCTCAGGCAGTACTTTCCGCCTGAGGAATTTCTCATCGTAAATGAGAAACCCGAGAGGGTTTCCCAGCTACATGAGGAATTGACGTACCTCGAACCTGGTGCGGAGATACCTGTGAGGGTTACCTCCGTTCCTAAAACGCTCAAAACACCCCGGATAATCGCGATTGAGCCCACTGCGATGCAATATGCGCAGCAAGCTCTATTTCGATCGGTCCGTGATCATTTGTCTGAGGATGACCTCCTCAGCTTGATGATCGGAATTGAAGACCAGAACCCCAATAGGGTAATGGCCTGCACCGGGTCCCACAGCGGAGACCTGGCCACACTCGATCTGAGTGAGGCTTCCGACCGTGTTTCGAAACGGC